TGCTTACTTAAGGGTAAAAATACCGGTATTTTTACCCTTAAGTAAGCCCATTTTGTATATTATTACCACTATTTGTTGTATTTTGTGTATATAATCGTGTAAAAAAAGTTCCTTTGTTTTTTGACCAAAGTTGAAGGGTCATTTTTGACTGCTCTCACCCAATCAACGATGCCATCATTTCCTAAGTGGGCCACTGCCAAACAGATTGAAGAGACGACTGAGTATCTACTGAATAACTTTGAGGGCGACATCAAGGTGCCGCAGTATATGGTATGGCCAGACACTGTGGTGCCGTTTGAAGTCATACCTTGGGGGGACTTCCACGGCGATACCTATAGAATAACTGAGGACAGTTATGACTTGGCGGGCAAGGTGCTGAAGCAGTGGTTCCCATACATTAAGCAGAGCGGCATATGGATTCGGGCCATCGTTGATAAGGTCGTCCACGATGCCAATCATAAGACCCCTCGCACTTGCTGCCTATGCCACGGGACATACTTCGGCAACGGTTGGAGTCCGTGGCCCATTATAGGGACGACTCAAGTAGGGTATGGCCCTCGCGCTTGCGACAAGTGTAACGTTGATGTTGTTATGCCCGCACGCAAAACACATCCAAAAATCGTCGTTGAAAAAGTTTGTGAGGGGGCGGACAAAAGTTGACGCACCCAATCCCCCCCTCCGACCACCGCACGATGACCTCCAAAAATACCACCAAAGAGTCCCTCACGAACCTCGCCGCTGATGGCCGCACTGCGTTGGACGGCACTGTCCGCGACAGTGACCTACTGCGTAGCGTCCCTCTGTCGCCCGTAGCCGTTGATAAGGTGTTTGACTCCATAACCCAGCACACGAAGCAATACTTCGCGATGCGGCTGGAGGATACCTTCAAGGGTAAGTTCCACCCCACGCGGGTGGCTACGTTCAAGGACGCGATGCGCCACTACAACCTCTTCCTACGCAAGCGCGCACCCATCACCATCTCCAAGATTAAGGCCACTGCCGCTGACTCCGTCGGCGTTGGTATGATGCCGTTTATGTATCACATCGGCGGCCACGCTACGGATGCCGATGCTGAACTATTCAATAACCAGTGGACCGAGGGCGGAATCAACGCCGGGCTTAATGAGCGCTTCGGCGTTATGTTCGCCCCGGAGTGTATGTGGGTGGCTGAGCATCCGAATATCATTATGCTGTCCGTCAACGTGTTCACTAAGAGTTGAGGTTGTTTCCCCGAATAAATATACCCGGCATCTGTAAAGATGTCCACTGTCAAAGTCTCTGAATATATGCTTGCCCTCACCAAAGAACTCGTAGATACAAAAAAAGTCGCTGATAGCACCGCCGCCGCATACGTCCGGTCATTATACATTCTCAATGGAAAGAAACCGTTCAAAACACTCACATTTTTGAAGAAGGTGGAGGATATTGACAAGATAGTCGCTGAGTATGCCGAGAACACCCAGAAGGCACTCTATACGGCCATCACCTCTGTTTTGTCTCTGGTCAAGGATAAGCCCTCCTACAAGAAGGTCTACGGTGAGTATTATGATAAGATGATGGGCAAGGCCAAGGAAATACGCAGCACAACGGACACCGCCGAGAAGACCGAGAAGGAGGAGGCCAACTGGATTACGTGGGAGGACATCACTAAGCGTATGAATGAACTCAAGGAGGATGTAAGTAAGTTCGCCGTGGCTAAGCATATCTCCCCCGAGCAGTTTGATGTTTTGCTCAAGTATGCGGTGCTGTCGCTCTACACTGATACTCAGCCTCGCCGCAACCAAGACTATATGGATATGTTCGTTGTCCGTAAGTTCACTGAGGAGTTACCCAAGGATGCCAACTACCTCGTATTGGATGGACGCACCCCCAAGGAGTTCGTCTTCAATAAATACAAGACCGCCAAGACGTATGGCCAGCAGCGGCTGCCCGTCCCAGAGGCACTCGCGGCGGTTCTGTCGGTCTATCTGAAGCACCACCCACTCAACAAGGGCAACAAGAAGGCTACCCCGTCGTTCCGGTTCCTCGTCAATGCCGATGGCAGCCCCCTCGCCGCCGTTAATGCTATCACTCGCATACTCAATAAGACCCTCGGTAAGAAGGTGGGCAGTTCAATGCTCCGCCATATATTTTTGAGTTCTAAATACGATATTACGGAGATGAATAAGGATGCTAATGCTATGGCACACTCTGTGGAGGAACAGAAGCGATATCTCAAAGGGTCCGGTGAAAACCCCTCTTTGGAGATAGTGGACATCACACAATAGTTTTCTAATACACTGTTAGATATGGCATACCTCGCACCGATGGCTGCCCAAGAGCGGGCAATGTTACAATGGATTCTGCGTCATCCTAATGTCCTTGAACACCAGCACGGTCGGCCGGGATATTCCGAGCCGCCAGAGGTCTCAGCCGCAAGGCGTGGACACCGAGCCGCACACAATGCGAGGGCAATAAGTATCGCCAATAGAGCCATTGATGAACGCAACGCGAGGGCGGAGCCACAGTCAACATTTATGACTGCTGAGGGGTATACTGGCTTCGGTAATGCCAAGGAAGCGATGAAGCACATTCGGCATTATCGCAAACTGCTAAAGAAGATGAAGCGTCACGACCACGTAGATGTATGTGACGGGATAATGACGCATCTGCGTGGCGGTGGCAAACTGGAAGGCTCTGGCATATGGGATGTCATTAAGCATTATGCCAGCAAACTCGGCGAATATATTGCCCCGAGGCGGGGTGCGCCAAAGGAAGACTGGGAAGCGTTGGGCGCACACGCTCGGCGAGGTAAGCAAGAACGGGCGGCCGAGATTGCCGACGACGCAGCGACCCTACAGTATTTACGTGACGAGAACGCGAGGAAGCAGAAGGCGCGACGCGAGCGCGAAGCGGCCTCAGCAGCCGCTCACGATAAACGGATGGCAGAGATTCGCAACACTCCCTATAACTTATAATGTATGTCCATTGTGAGGGGCGTGAGGGCCAAAACGCAAACCCCCCCAACCATCCGGCTCTTGACCACCCATTGCGCAGTTTGGAGATTTGGCCCTCACACCTCTCACATCCACTATTAATATCACATATTAGTAGTAGATATGTCAAGTCGTCTCCCACCTATAGAAGAAGGCCACCTCCAGTCAGATGCTCTGAACCGCGCAAAGATGCGCAGAAGAATACCCGCTGCCGGTGGCCCAGACCCCGCAGAGGCTACAGAGGATGAGGTGGAAGCGATGATGCGCGAACTGGCCGGTGCCACCGGTCTGATGATTATGCCTCCAATGGCTCCGCCAACTTCACTCACAAGTATGTTGGACGCAGCGGGGTTGCGCGCACTGGACCCGAGTAATAGATGGGGGCCGTCTAACTTACCTCTTCTGCCTCCCGCTCCAGAACACCAGCACCCAAATGCCGGCCTCGCAACTGACGCAAGGCACTATGTATCTATGATGCCACCCCGCTTAGTAGTAGAGAGGGAAAGCACGACTGTCCCCGGCGCAATAAGAAGAACAGTAATATACCCAGAACCGCAAGTCCCACCGGACGCGCGTTTTGCGGGGCCAGTAGCAGCACCCGCACCAGAACCAGCACGCGGCCCACCAGCACGGGCTACTATTAACACTGCCCCTCTGTTGCCGCCTATTAGACCACCTCTCTCCGCTCCTCGCTATCCGCCCGGCCCAGCACCACCGGGGTCGCCACCTACACTCGTCCGTAGCAGTGTCCCCACGCTACCGGCTATTGGCCGCGGCAAGAAAGGAGCCAAGCCTCGCGGTATGCGCTGGATAGACGCTCTGCGTCACTGGAACGCCCACCATAAGACCGTCAACCCAAAGCACGTATGGATGACCCCGCGCAAAGGCACGCCAGAACACGCAGAGGTCAAGGCTATTATGGACCACTACAAGCCCGCCAATGTCGCTGCCCGCAATGAGTCCCGTCGCGTGACATCCATTGAACAGTTGAAGAAGGCTACGGCTCATATGAAGCCCGGTGTGCGTAAGGACACCTATGTCGCACCGCCCGCACCAGAGCCAGCCCCAGCACCCCGTGGAGCAACAGCATCTGATATCCCCGAAGATGTTGTGAGGTCTCACATACTCCCGTTTACAAAAGGTAAGGAGTTCAACTTGGGCAAGGTGTTTTTTGAAGCGGGTAGTGATTTTCGTCGCCGAGGAATAGGTGTTCTTGTTGTGCTGAAGCAGATAGCCGAAGGTAAGGTTGAGAAGCACCTCTACGAGGCAAGAGCGGGTGAATATCCGAATGCTATGCTACAGACATACGGAGTTAAGCCAACTGATAAATCGGCTATGGATGACCCATTCTTTTTTGTCCGAGAAATGGTTAAAGCAAGTGGCGAATATGTATTGGAGGCTCCCAGTGAAGAGCAGTTGAGGATTCTTCGTAACGGGTTTCCCGACTGGATGACAATAGAGGCGCACCGTCGCAAGGGGAGTATGGGCAGTAAATCCGGTATTCTGGTTGTCACAAGGGTTGAAGGCACTGGACTTAATCTGCGGACAAAGGCGGGCAGAGATGAGATTTTGAAGAGGCAAGATGAAGTCAGTGCTATTGCGCTGGGTTATCTGAAGCGGATTTACGCCAAGGACTACGCGGCGTTTTTCAAGTCGTTAGTGGACAAGGGGGAAAGAAAGAGGGAAGAGTTCGTCGCTAAAAAGGCAGAGGCCCGTGGTGCGTATGATTTCGCCAAGTCAGAGGCAAAGGCAACGTTTGAGCCGTCGGACAACTGGCTCCACATTCTGAAGGCGTTCTTTGGTCCATCTGGAGAAGCAACGGCGACATCCTATTACAAGAGGTTGAAGACGATTGAGAATGGCCGCCGAGCAAAGTTCTGGATACCACGAGGCAAAAATCTACAGATGAAGTGGAGCAGTTAATCAAAACTAATCAACACAGTCTTCTCCTCCCTACGGAAACCGTATGGCGGAGATGAGGTCCTCTTCTCCTTCGCTTTCGTCGCTCTCGGTTTCGTAACTCGCGGTTTCTTCGGTGCCTTCACTTTCAGTTTCGGTTTCGTCGTATCCGGCTCCGTCTCCGTCATCAGCATAGGTAATGACGCTGAAGTTTTCGTATCCGCTTCCATATATATTCTCTGGCGGTATTAATCCAATCTTGGAGATGGGCAGTTCGGCGAGTGCGTTCAACGTCTTGGGCGTAAGTTTCTTGTAGGCATCGTTCGCCAGCACGTTCATACGCAGAAACGTCTTGAATGTATCCGTCACGTGCTTATCCGCCAGCCACACATTTATCTGGCTCAGCACTTGCCGGGCGATTCGGCGTTTATACTTGTCACGCATCGCGGCCCGTTCCGCCTCCACCGCCTCGGGGTGGGCAGCCAGATAGGCCCGACGCTCCTCGCGACGCTTCGCATCCCGCACCCGCATCTTCTCACACAGTTCCACACGGTGCTTGTCATAGTATCGCTTGTAGGCGGCGCTGCCCTTCTTCTTCGGGGGTTCCATTCTATATGGTGGGTAGAGAGTTTATTAACCCCCGTCAACTTTGGTCCGTGAAGTCCGTGAGAGCCATTTCGCAAACTTGTTGGGGGTGGTGGGTTTGGCCGTTCCATTGGGACACTTTCCGTTTTGGCTCTCACGCCTTTCACAGCCAAGAAAATACCTCCAGAGAGTATAGATGGCAGACAGAGATTTCTACTCCCACGGTGATAACCGTGGGATAGAAGAGCGTATTATGGCACGTGCTGCCCCGGCTTTTGCCGACGCGGCGATAGAGAGGATGGAGGCTGAGGATAGAGAGGCACCACACGTAATAGAAGCAGTGAGAGGGTTATTCCACGTTCACACAGTGGCCTCTGCTGAGTTGGCGAGACAGTATGCGGCTATGGCGGAAGCGGATAGAATGGCAGCGGAAGAAGCGGCGGCTGCTGAGGGTTTGAGAGGTATAGAAGATACGTTTAACCGCCAGACGGCTATAGCGATAATGGCACACGCCCCTCCACTGCCTATACCAGCCGCCGCTGCCCCCGCATACGTATCAGAACAGCAGCGCGCCGCCGCTGTAGCCGCCGCTCTTGCGGCATATCCACCGCCCGGTGGCCCTCCGCCAGACCACAGAGCAGCAGACGCACTTATTGAGCAGCAGCGCGGAAGAGGCAGACGGCTCCGAGGTGGAGCATTGCCCACCATCCAGCAGCGTAACATCATCAAAGCAGAAGTGGCTCGCGCATACGGCACAAACCAGCACCCGAAAAACGTAATGAGCAGCCCCGTCACTTACAGCAAAGCCCACGATAGGCCGATAGTCAAGCAGTTTACCCGCGATGTGTTTGTAAACCATCACTTTGACGACCCCGACAATAGTTTTGTTGCCAATGGGTTCGCTAACGCGATAACATCCAATGTGATGGATGCTGCCGGCGCACAAGCATAAAATATCAGCAACCTATATAGATGCCCTACAAACTCCGCAAAGCCCCAAAACGCGATTTGTATTGGGTCGTTGCCGAAGACGGCAAACATATGAGCAAAGAACCATTACCCAAGGAACGCGCACAAGCACAGATGCGCGCCCTATATGCGGCCCACAATAACAAAATGAAAGGCGGGGTTAGACCCATACCCATTGACTTACCATTTGAAACAAAACCCATTTGGGAACACGATGTCAGACGTAATAGACAAGGCCGTGTGATTGCTACAACATCTCCAATGTGGGATGAACAGTTATTAATGCGTTTTCCAATGCGTGAACCAGCACCCCGTCCGCAGCCAAGTAAAGTGCGCAAAGGCCGTGGACGCAAGTTGAAAGGTGGCGTTCTTACAGCCGAAGAACAGTCGTTGGTGGATAGGTTTGAGAGGGATAGAGCGGCACTGTCTACACCAGAAGTAATGAGAGTGATTGCCATTCTGGAAAGAGAACAAAGAGAGGCAAATGCTCGTCCAGCCGCAGCAGCCCCCGCAGCGAGAGCGGAAACAGCAGCAGAGAGAGAAGCACGGGTGGCCGCTGAGGTTGATAGGATTATCGGCGATAGGGCCAGAGAAAAAGCACACCACGATTCCTTAGAAGAGTTGCGACGGCAGACGTTGGTCACACACGGTGCTACTGAAGGGACGAAACCGGATATGGCTACGGTGAAACATATGGGAGAGCGTGGACCGTATTCTATTTACGGTCTGAGTGACGAGTCAGCGGCGAAGAAGAAGAGCGGTAAGGGTAAGGGTATCCGTATCAAAGGGAAAGGTATGTTTGGTCCAGATGACGATGGACCGACATTTGTGAAAGGCGACCCGCTACCGATGAAGAACGGCGCTGTGGATATGGACGCATTCAGACAGAACGTGGCCAATAATATTGCGCTGACACAGCAAGGTATTAAAGACCTACAAGCCAGTGAAAACGCCGCCGCACAGACCGCCGCCGATAAAGAAGGCTGGGATATTGGAATGAACACTGTCAGTGGCGTATTCTCCGATGTGGCGGATATTGCTGGTATAATACCCGGCTTAGGCCAAGTCGTGTCTCCCCTCGCTGGAGCAGTCGGTGACCTCGCCCAGACATTCAAGTTCGGGTCCGGTAAGCGGCGTTTCCGCGGTGGCGGTCCTATGCCTCCTCGGAGTATCCTCCACCCTATTGCTATGGCTTCGTATGCGGAGGCACGCGGCGGTGCGCCGCCGAAAACTATTGGAGACTGGACCCTTGTGGGTGCTACCCCTACCCTCGCGTTCTACAAACACGACAACACTATTGTTGTGGGTATACGCGGCACTGTGGGGTCTCTGGTCGGAGAAGACTGGCGCGCCAACTACACTATCCCCTTCAACGGTCTCGCCAGCACAAACCGTTTCAAGAAAGACCTCCGTGATATGACAATGTTCCAGACAGAGTATCCCAAGAGCCAGTATGACTACTACGGTGTCGGCCACTCCCTCGGGGGCGCACTGATGGATATATTCATCTCGGACGGCTTCCTCAAAAACGGAGTCAGTTACAACCCCGCTATCCAGCGCAAAGACCTCGGTCGCAACATTCCCAATGAACGCATCTACGACTACAATGACCCACTGTATATGCTGTTTGGCCAGAACGCCAGCGAGAAACCAGAGGTCCGCGCACCCGCTCAGCCCCTCTCTACAACGCGGGCCACACTCGGGTATCTCCATCCCGCCCTTGCCGCAGCGAATGCCGGCGAGTCCTTCCTCAACGCACACGCCCTAACCAACTTTGAGGGTGGCAAAAAAAAAAGCGTTACCAAACGTTGACCCTTCAGTTGAAAGAGGAGGGGCTTACTCCAGCAGCGTATCTCAAAAAGGCTCGCGCCGCCGCCAAACGCCACGGCTATAAAGAGCCGGTGGAGTTTGCCGATGATGGCATACATAAGTTGATGATGAGGTCGCCCGATGGACGCATCCACAAGTTCGGACGTGTGGGCTACGGGGACTTTATTATTTACTCCCATACGGACACTGCCCTCGCAGAGTCCAAACAACGACGGTTCCACGCATCGCACACGAAGATAAAGGGCGACTGGGCAGCGGACCCGTATTCGCCGAATAATCTGGCGCTTCGTATTCTTTGGTGATTACGCAGTAACGACGGGTGCGAACCAGTTGACGTAAGTATTAGCCGGTGGGGTCCCATTCAGAAGCACCGAAATATCAAGGACATCGGCTTGCGTCGCAGCCGCAAAAAACTGCCAAGTGCCACGCACTTCCGCAGAAACGAAGACTGGCGAGTTAACGGGTAGGCCCGGGACGTATATAGCCGTAGTATACGATGTCTCAGCGACCATCTCTGTCCCGGGGAATAGAGCGCGGCCGACTTGAAGATTACCGGTAAACGGTGCCACCAACTGCTGCCAGTTAGCACCAGCGACGGGGGCGGCTGATTCTATGGGCTGATTGACGAGGCACTGAAACGCGGCAAAGACTCCGCCACCAATATCGGACACAACTATGTTGCCGACATTGTATGCGTTTATTGAAGAACCACCAATACCGCTCCAGAATGGCGCAACGGGGAGAGGAGTAAGTCCACTTGTAGGACCAAACGCACCGACCACTTTCTGGCCAGTAATAGTGCCACTGGCCGTTATTGTGGTGGCCGAGAGGTCTGTGACCGTAACGGAGTTTAATGAGATATCTGCCACCGAAAGCGTTTCGGCGACAAGTGTCGTAGCCGTGACAGTAGAACCAATGATGTTACTCGCACGGATATCTGCTCCTTGAAGAACTGAGGTGGCCATTTAATATATGACGTGGTTTTATTTAGACGTGAACGATAAAGTAGCCTATCGCAGTGTTCGCCCCGACAGCAGCAGCACTGGTAATAACGAAACCAGTGCCGGGTGTAATAGCCACAGAAAGAATGCCAGCCACGGGGGGCGGCTGGAGCCACGTCGCAACAACAACAGCATTCGCCGTAAGCAACGTCTGTGCGACTGCGACGGTTGCTTCGGTAGACAACATAGTAGCAATACCAGACTGTGCGGGAGATGTGATGTTTAGCATCGCCGACGCAGTGGCGGGCGCAATGACTGCCACTGCGTCGCCACTACTGGCCGTCAGACTCGCCGCAGAGACTTTTGAAGCGATAACACTGGAGGCGCGGACGGCTGCTCCTTGAAGAACCGGGGTTGCCATCTTATACTTACATATCCGATTTTAAATCTACATCGCGAGGCGGGCGTGAAGTCCGCGTCTACCAGCCCCCGTTCCAGCACCCGTGCCAGCCCCCGTTCCAGCACCCGTGCCAGCACCCGTTCCAGCACCCGTGCCAGCACCCGTGCCAGCACCCATAGCATCCTTAACCATTGACACGGCGTTGCCGAGCGAGCGCATCGCACCACCGACGTAGCGGCTGAGGGCGTTGCGCATACCCATCGGGGCAAGCGGGGCCGAGATAATGTCTTGCTCCGAGAGAACACCCTTGATGATGCGGCTGGAGCCGCGGATAGACTCAAAGAAGCCGCTGTTGGCCGTGATAACGAACAACTGGGGAGACTGGGCAACAGACGACGTATTCTTCAACTGGAGCGAGAACTGGAACGTAAAGTTACCAACCAACGACGGGGCTTGGCCCGTCTGGAGCGTAATGTCTTGCGACGGCTTGAGGACGAGGAAACCACCGACCGTAGGGAGGCGGCCACCACCACCCAGAGCCGACGACCCAACGCCGTAGGGGGCAGCCGAATGAGCATAGCCGCTCCATTCAGCCCAGTCCATATCAAGACCGTTCTTCACCGACATCGCATACAACTCCTCCGTCGTGACGCTGGACAGCAGACCCGAGAAGTTGTCAAAGTTAATGGACAGCGGCGCGGGGTAGCCATCCGCACGCGTGGCCGGCGGGAAATACCAATCGCCTTGCGTCGTATCCACCGCACCATTGCTGTCAAGATACTGCTGCGGCTTGGCGAAGATGATGAAGAGGTCGGGAATCTGGGGGAGCGTAATCGTCTGCGAGATAATCTGGCCAACGGCACCCGGCGCGATAGCGGGGTTCTGATACTGCGTAATGTAACGCGGGAACTCCATATACGGCACAACGGACTTCGGGGGCAGCGGCGTATCCAGCGACGGCGTGAGGAAGACCACGTTGAGGACCGAGCCGGTCCAGCACCCGGTCTGATTGGATGGCGTATACAGAGCAACATTGGAAATGTTGCGGCCGCCTACCGACGACGACCGGAGCAGACGCGACGCATCACGCAAGTTCATAATCAACTGGATGTTGTTGATACCGAAGAGACCCGTGTCCCACTCGTGGCAGTCGGAGAATACAAACGGCGATAGGCATACCTTCTCCGTGCTTGTGAAGCGCAGATACATAGAGAGGAGGTTACCGGCCGCCGCCGCCAGTGCCGCCGGCGTGGAAACGACTTGAGGGGCCGGGGCGGGGTGCGCCGCATTGTAAGCCGCCGCATCCGCATCCGAAAGCCAGCAAGGCTGGCCATTGATAGCAATGTAGCCGAGCGCTACGTTGCTGCCATAGAACAACTGGACAGTGGATACACCCCCCGCGGCGAAGGAGCCGCTGCCGGCAAGGGGAACGCCCAGCGGGTCCGTCCAGACAACGTTGCCGAAAGCACCGTTGGGCATCTCCGCCGAGTCCGTGGCGTTCTGGTAGCCCGCAAGCGGGTTATTCACCGCACCGAAGCAGTCGTTGTAGGACTGATACTTATCAAGCATCGTAGGGCAAGTGCGCTGGAGGCGGTTCTTCTTGTAGTCCGTCAGACGGAGGACCGTCGTAAGGACATCTTGCGAGTTGATGACCGAGGTCGTGTCGTTAATCGTTGCCGTAAGGGTGGCGCAGAGCGAGTTGAGCGGGAAGGGCGCAAGGGCTACATCACGGCCAAGCGTTGCCAACGGGTCACCGGTGGCAAACGCCGCGGACTGGGCCGCCGAGAAACCGAGATTCATAGACACCGAACCCGTGGCCGACCACTCAACGGCGCGGTCAACGAATACGTTCTCACTCGGAACATAGATGTTGAAAGTAAACTGCGAAGAAGAGGCCGCAATCGCTTGGAACGGGGAGTTCGTTAGCGACAGCGCACCCTTCTCAACGGCGTAGCGGGGGCGGCTCTGGACAATGCGCGGGTCAAAGATGGCGACCTTCTCAATATCTCCGGACATCGCTTATACTTTAACAGCCGAATATTTTTGGCGACTCAACTCAGACAAGTGATTTGCCCGCCGCGTCTTTGTGCCGGAACAGTATTTTTATGCTGACGTTACCCAGATTGTAGAGTTGGACGGGATACAACTGGTTATCCAGTCGGTTCTTGAAGAACACTTGGACATCAACGTTCTGTATCTGCGTGTTTTTGGAGGTGCTGAAGTCCGAGAGGCGATACTCGGCGACGGGCGAATAGTAGACGAACTGTCTGTAGGCTTCGGCACCAGACGTAGACGTATCAATCGCGATATCCGTGATAATGCGTGTGAAGGCGTTCTGCGTAGTCTGCGACGAGTATCCCAAGTTGCCGCTGCCGAGGATGACTGGCGCACCCGTAAACTCTGCGTTGAGCGGAAGGAGTTGCGACGTGAAAACCAGAGCAGAGATAGGCGACCACAGAGAGCCAGTGCTTTGATAGTTCTGCGTAGTGACCCAGTAGACTTTGTTGTAAGGCGGGTCCACGTAGGGGGTAGTATTCGTGTTGAGGGCCAGAATATTCTGGTAGAGGTCGTTCGGGAATAACACTTCGTAGGCGTAGCCGTAGGGTGTCTGATTACCCGTTGTCGGCGGCGTGATGATGGCCGGGGTTGTCTGGTAGGGAGTAGGCACGGGTGGGAAAGCCTTGTTGGCCGCCAATGAGCCAGCCCGGAGTAGGAAGGGCGAATACAGTGGGTCTTGCGTGTTCCAGTAAGTCATCGGGAAGTTCGCGAATAGACCCGCCATATTCGTATTCCAGAAGAGTCGGTAGTTACCGTTCGTTATCGGGCCAGCAAAGCCGAGCGCCCACGAGGCACTCACACCCGGCACTGCGCCCGCGGCGGCGGGAGCAATGAGAGACCACGTGGCTCCTCCGTAGGATACCGACGCTGTCTGGAGTAGATTCGGCACCGTTGGGTCCCCAACAAGGCCAACATACGTGTATGTTATCCCCGCGTTCCACGCCGGGACTGGGTTATACTCTTGCGCACCGGGCGTGTTGCCAAACCCATCCACATCACCGAGTATCGTAAAGAGTTTGGTCGTAGGGCTATACGACAACTGCGGTGGCGCAACAAAGGACACAAAGTCCGCCAGCGTAGGATACAGCAGTGAGAAGGAGCCGGCCAGCACATTCGGGACGGCACTCCACGCTTGACCGTAGAGTGCGTAGAGGTCACCCATACACGACGTGAAAACCGCGGTGTAGGGCTGGTTCACTTCGGGCGATAGCGGGTCATACATCGTTTTGTTCCAGAGGTTGACCCAGTGCGTGTAGGTGTTCACCCAGTAGTAGCGGCTCGTGAGGTCTTGAGTGTTACCTCCAGCGGCAGAATAGGACTGCCAAATCGCTGGACTCGCCACCGACGGGCTTTGGCCCGTTATGAGTGTAGGACTCCAGTAAGTTGTATCCAGAGGAGTGATATAGACGGGAGTCAGCCCATTCTGGAATGGATAGTTATTGGGATAGGGAGCGATGAGAGAATACATCGCACTGTTGTAAGCGACAACTGTGCCGACAGCAAAGTATGGCGTGGTCTGAACATAGTCTGGAGGCTGGACTATATAGAAGGGGGCCGCGCCGCTGCCCGTCTGAATATCAATCGCCGCCGCCACAATGTCGCCTAACGCATACGAAGCAGTAGCACCATAGAGGCCTCTGTAACCCGGAGCAGCCATTGACTTCGGCAGAGGAGCCAGAGTGGGGTTCTGGTTCTCCGGCACATACTGGATGGCGCGCTGCGGGGGTGCTATCGTGAGCGGCGTGGCCACGTAGTTACCGAGATAGGTCTGTATCCAACCCTCCGCCGCTGTCGGTAGCGTGCCGGCGGGAAAGCCGCCCACAGCAGTATAGTTGAGTCCGAGATAGAATACTCCCTCGCCAGCGGGATACGCCACTGCCGCATCAAATGCTGGATAGTTGACCGGAATATTGACCAGACTCTGTAGAGACACAGCCATAGTATACACCGTGGTGTTGATGTTCGTCTGCCCAGTGCCTTGGACAATCTGCGGGATAAACAACGGTAGGTCTTTCTCCGCACCGTCCATCGTAAACCGCACAATAGAAAAGTGGTAATCTTCGGCGTTTTTCAAGATGGGTGCCTCACGGGTCTCGTTGAAGCGCACATACGGGTCTTGGGTCACAATGCCGTTCACCGAATCCGTGGTAGTGTTATTGATAATGTCTGCGTTATAGTAGACATTATCCGGCCTATCTGGTGTTCCGCCGATAAACTGAAGACGGTTCATTCTATAACTTACGACGAGATTATTTGTGAAGTTTCTCCCACGTATATGCGGACACGAAATCATCGGGTGACAGACCGCTGCCTTTAATCATCTTCTGATAGGCGGCCAGTGACATATTGCCGCACGCCAGACGGGTCACACAGTGCCGTCCGCACGTGTTTACACTTGCCTTATCCTTCTGGAATGCGTGTTTGTTGTAATAGACGGGGCGACCACTGGCTCGGAGGAGGCGGGTCAAATCGGGCTGGCTCTCATCCAGTTGCTCCAAGCGTGACCGTGGGATATCGTTCTTCTGTGCGTCGGGTGCCTCTCCGTAGGGGTCAAAGAACTCAATGCCTTTTTTCTTACGGAGCATCGCGCACCAGTGGCCCTCCGTAGGCGAAGTCGTCAAGAATAGGATAATACATCGCCCTTTGCTATCAAAGCATTGGTCAATGGATTTCATACGTTTCAGTTCGGGATACGTCATTATCTTAACATCTCCGAGCAGTTGGCGAATATCACCGTCCGACAGTGGATAGTCGCGGACCTCGCCCATTCCTTCAAAAGACATCTCTCTATAAGGTATAGATAATGAACTACGGGTCCCCCTTAACAAAAGACCAGCGGGCCAAAAAGGAGGAGCCAACAGAAAAGCCCAAGCCGAAGCCCAAAGGCATATCAAAAGCCGTCGCCAAGCAACTTGTTCTACAGACGTGTGAGGAGCATCACTGTCGCTGGATAGAGAGGTATCTGGAAAACCTCGTGGCGACCAACTGCTACCCACCCAAACTGAAGACCAATGAAGCATTCTCCACGCTTAGCGAGTGTTTCACCCCCACGGATGCCCTACGCATTTTGGAGGACATACGCCGAGAGTTCGGCCTACACTTTGGCCACGAAGTGCCGAAAGGCGAGTTTGACTTTCTGCTGGCGGTTCTGCCGGATGGGTGCGAAAAGGACTTACCCTACCCAATGTGAAGGGCGTGAGAGCCAAAACGTAAAGTGTCTGGGGGGTGGGGGGGACCCCCCCTACATAGGAAAACTTAGAGATTTGGCCCTCACGGGCTTCACACATCGCAAGAGAGAGCATCATATTGACCCATTATACCATTCAACCCTCCCCCAAAAATAACAACAATATAGTATAGATGGCAGCCGAAGGCATACTCAAGAAATACCCAGATGACTATCCCGATGATGTGATTGAGATACTCAAGACTATGTCGTTCACGGACGGCAAGTCTATGGTGCTGCTGGGTTCAATGTCCCTCCGCTCTCAGCAGTATGCGGGTGACTATGACGGGTTTGAGCAAGTCAAACTCAAAGAGAAAAGCACAGAGGCCGCGCTGAAGCACCTCGCACACAAGATGAAAGAGAATGTTAAGGCTCTGGGACGGATGAAGTTCGTATACATTGGTGATATCAAGGCGGGGGTCATTGATGAGTGGCGCGTAGTGGACCGTAGCCTCGGACTGGATGCCAAGGGTAAGGTGGAAAACTACTCGGCCGAACATAGCCGCCGCCGCGTTGATGAGATGTTGCGCGGCAAAGTAATAACGGAGAAGGAAGCCAAAGAGACACTGGCCCTACTCAAGCCGCACCTCACTCCCGCTGAGATGTTTGACATCAAGAAGTCCATTAAGTTTCATCTGGTCCGTTGGAAGGTCCCAGAGGTGCTGGCGGGCTATAAGATTCTCCGAGACGGTCGCAAGTATACACTGGAGGAGGCGTTTCACTCGCCCATTATCGCCAAGATGGATGTCATAGCCCTCGTCCAGCAGAACCGCTTTACTGACTTCTCCGCCGTCTACGAGTTCTACAATAACGGCAAAGCACTCAACCCCGACAAGATAGACATCAGCAAGTCACTCAAGGAGGATATCATCTACTACACCCTCAAGAAGAACTACTTCAAGGCACTCAAACGCCAGTTCGCCCTCGCCAAGTTCAAGAATGACTCCGCGGCTATGAAACGGCTCACCCCCATACTTAACTCTGACTTGGGCCGCATCTACCATATCCTCGGTGACGTAGGCACTCTGTTATCATTGTTGGACGAGACGCAGCCTCCACTGCCTCTTGTCCGATACGAGTTGGAGCAGTTCAAGAGCCGTATGTCCAACATCTACACCCTCCCGTCATTCATCAAAGACGAGCATCATATCATAGGTGTGATAGAAGCCGCACTCCGAGCGCCCAAGAAAGAGATGCTCAAGGCACGGCTGGAGGAGATACAGACCGCGCTGGAAAAACATTTGAGTGACGGAGCCAAAAAGGTGGCGACTAAGTAATAATGTAGGCCTACCACGGTATTTACCGACGGCTTTTGCTGGTCGTAGGGTGGCACTCAGAAGTGTCTCATTATATAGTTGGACGGATGACTAAACCGGTTTCTGTAAATATTTTGATGCCAAAGGATAGACAAGATGCCTTCTTTATCCTTTGACAAGATGAAAGGAGCGACCCCGATAGCCATTGTTCGGGGTGGCGAGTATGATAAGCAAGTCCTCTACCTCCACCAAGAGGACCACAAAGGCACGAAGCCCAAGACGGAGATATCGGCGAAGAACTACACTACGGAGTTGCGGGATGTGAAGGCTTCGGAGCGGGTCAAACTGTTGAACCGTCTGTCGGAGGCGCGGGAGAAAGGTATGGCTGCGGACCAGTTAGTGGGCGAGACGGCGTTGGGCAAGGCTCTGTATGACCGCATACTCAGCGACGACTTGAAAAATAAGGCTATTGAACTCCCGGACAACAGCACGTTTGAGATTCTGCCGTCGCCCGACCCTAAGAAGCGCGAGGTTTTTTATATTGCCGGTGCTTCGGGGTCCGGTAAGTCCTACATCGCCAAGGGCATCGCGGAACTCTACAAGAAAATCCACCCCAGCCGCGAGATATACCTCATTAGTAAACTCGGAGAGGACAGCACACTGGACTCTATGAAGCCCCCGCCGAAGCGACTGGACATACAGAGTTTCATTGATGACTATCCAGACTTGGATGAGTTCAAGGAGTGCTGCGTTATTTTTGATGACTATGATACGTTTACCGGGCCGGCGGAAAAAGTTGTCCACAAGTTAATAGATGACCTCGCTACTATGGGTCGCCATACTAACACAACTATGTTATGCTTGTCACATTATCTCACTAACTATAAAAAGACCCGTCTCCTCCTCAACGAAGCCACTCATCTCATCGTTTATCCTATGGCTACTTCTTTTCACGCCTTGGGATATCTACTTAAAACCCACGTCGGAATGACGAAGGATGACTGTAGAGACTTGAAGAAGATGGGCCGCTGGGTATGTATCTTCAAGAACTTCCCCCAGTGGCTTATGTCGGCACACACGGCGCGGATACTCAACCAATAAATCTCTTATAACAGTATAGAATGTCCTCGTTCCCTCTGTGGAGTCCGACAACATCGTATAATACGGGGGACATTGTGTCCTATAGTAACTTACTCTACCAGTGTCTTTTTGACGGCATAGTGGGAGGCTTACCACCAGACCAGAGTCCTAACTGGACGGCATACCCTCCAGCACCCGCGGGTGGCCCTACTGGCCCCACTGGCCCGAGTGGGCCGAGTGGGCCTACTGGACCGAGTGGGCCTACTGGACCGCAAGGCACACAAGGCGCAACTGGCGCTCAAGGGCCGCAAGGCATACAAGGCATACAAGGCGCAACGGGGGCGGATGGGGCAACGGGCGCACAAGGGCCAACGGGCGCGCAAGGCATACAAGGCATACAAGGCGCAACGGGTGCGGACGGAGCAACGGGCGCTCAAGGGC